ATGTGGTGGATCATCACCGCCGGCGCCGCCGGCATGGGCTTGTTCGAGGCGCGGCGTGTGTGGCGCGACTATCTGTGGGAGAAAGCGGCCCCCAGCCGTTACGCCTTGTACGATCCAGCGCCTACGACGCCGCACTGGAGCTGACGGAGTTACAGCGCGCGTCCGGATCCGCCGCCGAGGAGTACATGCTCTTCAGCGGCTTGCGTCCATAGCCCCGCCCCTACCCTCGAGCAAAAGAGCGAACCGAAAGTCGCGGGCCATGCCCCGGCGATCGCAAGGATCCGTAGCGGGCGCCCCCACCCTCTGAAAGCGGGGTGGTAGCGGAGGTGCGATCTCGTCACCCTCCCCCGCGTGGTTTATGCCCTATTGTTTGCCGGTCTCGGCATGAAGTTGGAACTTGAACCCTCGCCAGCCATGGCGTCGTTCTTCCCCGTTCATGGTCAATGCGGACCCGACGCAGCGATGGCGAGCAAGCGCCTACCGCAGGTCGATGAACAACCTGACTGGGTCCGCTTACTGTATCGGTAATGCCATCTGCCGAGGATCGGCATCGGACGCTTCTGCCCCTTCCAGCCGCGCCACGATGTGAGCCGCGAGCATCAGGGCTGCTCGCTCACGTTCGCTGGCCGAAGGACTGGTAAGGTCGAGTCGGTCCATCCACGAGGCGTCCGCGAGGATGGTGGCGATGCGGGGGATGTCCGTTCTCATCATTGGCTATGAGTAGAACATATCAGGAACAGACAGCAAGAGCCCTCGTGCGTGTCAGCCGCCGCTCCTGTGCCTTCCGAGCAGGCGCTGGACCGTGCTGGTCTCGTAGATGCGGATGGCCGTCCAGACGATCGTGAAGACTGCTGCCACGGCTGGAAGCAATTGCGCGAGCGTTCCAACGACGACGCCGAATGAGAGCAGGTCACCGGCCTTCGTGGAGATTTCGAGAGGGTCGTGCGTCATCCGAGGAACGGTCCGAGGATCGTGTCACGGATCGCCGTTGCGGTGACAGGGGCGACGATCCCGAACAGCGTCGCGGCACCGAGCAGAGCATTCCAAACTCTGGGGTTGAGAGCGAGCGGCTGAATGATCGTGAGCGCGGCCTTGAGCCGGGTTTTGAGCTTGGTCGTCATCCCCTATTTAGCCGGAGCACGGCTCCCGAACGAACGGCTGCTAACGCCCACTTGCGGACATTCCCGCGATCCGCAGTGCTGCCTCAAGCCGATGCTCATTCAGGAGGGTTGTCGCACATGACGGTGGGTGACGTGACATCCAAAGCCCCTTAGAGGGCCGGTATGGCTGGCATATTCGATCGACTCATGCCAGCGAGACGCTGGACTCCGTCGCGATATCGGGCGCTGCTGCGCGCCCGCGGACCGCGATCCGTGCAGTTCCGGACGCGCAGCGCAATCCTTACTGGCGCGATCCTGATCGGGATCGTTGCTACGCTCTTCGCTGAAGGTGCAGATTGGGCGGGAGCGGTTTTTAGCCACTATGCAAAAACATGGAGGTGGTGGCCGCTCGTAACCACGCCTCTTACCTTCATGGCGCTGGTCTGGATAACACGTCGCTATGCGCCGCAAGCGCGGGGCTCGGGAATACCTCAAGTCATCGCCGCCCAGACGAACCCGAACGATGCCACCAAGGCGTTGATCTCGATCCGAACGTTGGGAGCGAAGGCGTTGCTCACGCTGGGTGCCGTCTTGGGAGGAGCATCGGTGGGGCGGGAAGGACCAACCGTTCAGCTTGCTGCGGCGGTCATGGGCTTCACCCACCGCCTCGTCCGCGTGCCGTTGCGCGGCGGAGTGCTCATCGCGGGCGGCGCGGCGGGTGTCGCAGCCGCCTTTAACACGCCGCTCGCTGGTTTGCTGTTTGCGATCGAGGAACTGGCCTCGGCTTATGAGCAGCGGGTGACACTGCTCGTTCTCGCAGCGATCGTCATAGCTGGCATGGTCGCCCAGTCGGTCCAAGGTGATTACATCTATTTCGGCGCGATCGGTGCGCATATGCCTCTACTATCGGCATTGCTCGTTGCGCCTGTGACCGGACTCCTCGGCGGCATGACGGGAGGACTGTTTTCCCGTGTTATTCTGACGATGGCGTTGGGAGGCAATCGCCTTACCCGATGGCATCGAGCTAATCCCGTGAAGTTCGCAGGGATTTGCGGCGGTGTTGTCGCCCTTCTTGGCGTATTCACCGGCCTCACTTGGGGCACTGGCTACGCGTCGGCCCGCGCGATGATCGTCGGAATAGATGCACCGCTGTGGTTCGGGCCTGCCAAGATGGTGGCCACCGCAGCGACAGCAATCGCCGGGCTCCCGGGAGGGATTTTTGCGCCGTCGCTCGCTGTCGGTGCGGGGTTCGGCAATCTTTTGCGTGAGGTGTTCCCGAGAGAGCCAGCCAGCGCGATCGTCATTCTTGGCATGGTCGGCTACTTCGCTGGCGTCGTTCGCGCGCCCCTTACTGCTGTTATCATCCTCTCGGAAACTACAGCCAGCCGCGGCCTCATCCTACCGATGTTCGCGACCGCTTTCATTGCGGATGCAGCCAGCCAATGGGTTTGCCGCGAAAAGCTTTATCACGGCCTTTCGAAAACCTTCGCGATGACGCAATCGCCCTAATTTATCTGAACCATCTACTATCGCCGCCGTCGTGACCTCTGAGCAGTAGCCGCCCTCCAGTGTCCGCTGTCGGAAGTTTACGCTTGGGAACCGGACGGCGGACTAACCACCAAGACTGGGCATTTACGCTCGTGGACCCTGAAAGCTTCCGGGCCGCTAATGCCATTGGCGGTAATAGACGGCAGCTTGCGCCCGCTGGCGTCATCCCGCCCAGCCCCTCACGCCTCCTGCTCACGGTCTGTAGGGCCGATTGTTGGTGCTCTGGTGGTATTTGAACCAGACGGTCCCGGCCTCCATGGCCCCCCTCGCCGTCTCACTGGTGAGCTTCTCTTGGAACCGGGCTTCAGCGGTGGCCGCTGCCGCCACCAACGCGGCATCCGTGCGGCCCATGTCGAGAAGCAGGCCGGGACCAGCGAGTAGCTGATCGATCGCCTGCCCATCGCGGCTTAGGGCATTGTTGCCCTGCCACTTGAACGTGTCCCAGCTATCGGCCGCACCAGCACCCTGCGATGCCTGCACGTCCCCATAGGTCTGCGGCAGAGCACTGACAGCGCCCTTGGCCGTGTTGATTTGTGCCGTGGTCCAGATCGGGCAGAGGTAATCGGTGCCGCTCATCGCGTTGATGCGGAAACCATCATTGATCCGCTGCGTGACCCGCTTCTGATGGCCGGTCACGAGCCAGTTGAGGACCGCCTCCGCTTTGGGTGAGGCCGCGCGAACCGCCGCGTTGAAGCCGAGCCGCTCACCAGTGTGGAGAGCCGACAGCCAGTAGCCGATGTAGAAGTCGTGCGCGTAAACGCCACTTTCATTGAACGAACATGGCCCGAAGCGCGCCATTGCAGCGAGTAGGGCCTTGTTGCCGTCGAGCGAGCCACCCGACCCAATGCTGCTTGGCGGGTTGAGGATGCCCGGATCGGCGGCATACCACTGATCATAGAAGCGCTCGAAATCTACAATCACCCAGTCGAGCACCTCGGCACGGCTGTAGAGCCGCTGTGAGTTGGGGGAGGCGGTTTTCCACGCGAGTGCGGCATGAGCGAACTTCCACGCGGCCCCGCGCTCACCAACCTCATACGGTCCCCACTGCGAGTTCAAGATGGTGTTGTTATAGAGGCGCGGCTGGTCGAAAAATCGGTGACCGAGGAAGGCGAACTCCGGCGTCTGAAAGAGCAGCGATCCCCAATGCGGGAACTGATGCGCATGCGCCTCATCGATCGCGTTGGTGCCGAAGTAGGGCTTGCCCACATCCTTGGCAGCGTAGGGGCGCTTCGGGCGCAGTGGGTTACCGCCGTCAATCCAGTCGCTGAGACGGCCAAGCTGGACGTAGAATGCCTTGTCGGTGGGCGTGGTCGCCTCACCACCACCATAATAGTGGTTGCGCATGGTGATGGCGCGACGCGGACTGCCCTTGAACAGCGGCACGTTCCGACCATTCTCGATGCCGTGGATCGCGTCGCTGGCGTAGCCGGTGAGATAATGGAGGGCGATCTCCTTCATTGACCGTTGGTCATGCGGGCGCACCGAGGTGATGTCGCGAACATACTGCGCAACCGGCTCAGCCATGATCTGACGATCATCGCGTGTGCCCCCCGGACCCGTGATCGGGCTCCTGCCCTGCTGGTTGAACGGCGTATATTTAAGCCAGATGGCGGCATTCGGCACCACGGCATCGGAGGTCGAGAACAGCGCCTTCCATGGGTGTTTGGTTGCCGCTGCCTGTGCCTGAATGCCGACGTAAGTAGTCGGCTCCCACGACATGGCGCGGAAATTAGCGAAGCCGTTCATCTGACCGTCGCCACCGGCACCGCCCTGCCCGACCCGAAGATCGAAGCCGTTGACCGAGAAGCCGGTATGCGACGCAAACGGCACGCGCATGTCGAACACCGGGACGGTGTTGAGCACCTGTGCCTGCGAGTAGGCGATCGGATCATGGCTGCGCCAAATGATCGACGAGCGCACCGTCCCGTGCGGATACCACGGGTTTGCATCGGTGATGATCGGCACGCCCCGACCATCGTAGCTTCCTTCCCAGCACGCCTTTGATGACGCGCTGTTGAGCGGCTCGCCATTCGGCTTCTCAATCCGCGCGAGCAGCGTCCCGGCGTTATCGTAGATCAGCCACTTGTGGGGCACCATGTAGGTCTCAAGCCCGGTCGGATCACCAAAGGGCGCTTCCGGCCGATCGAGTTCATAAGCGAACTGAAACTGCACATAGGTGCCCATGCGGACACCTTCGCAGTGATATGCGATGCCGTTGATGGACGGCACCGGACCCTTCGGCAGAACCTCTGTCCAGCTTGCTTGCGACGAGAACAAAGCCGCATCCTCAAACTTGCAATTTTGGGCCGCAGGCTTGGTCATCACCAGTTCGTTGGGATGCGGCACGCCGTCACCAGTGGACCAATCCTCCAGCACAGCCTTGTATGCGCGGCCTGCCGGAAGCTGCATTTCCCCGATGATGATCGCGAGATCGTATGCCTGCCCGCCGCGCGAGTAGGTGATGGGGTGCTCCGTGGTGGAGGCCGACATGTTGCGCGCATCCACCACGAGGCGCTCAAGCTGTTCAGCGGTGAGGGTCTGACCATCCGTGACGGTCTCGTAGCTCAGTTCCGTAACGGGCCTGCCATAGCTGATGCCGACATACTCAACTTCCAGATTGTCCACCGAATTGCTGGTGTTGCCGTAGGATGCGTTCACCTCCAGCGCCATCGCCGTGGTGATGCGGAGCTTCTTCTCGGTCGGCTTCGGAGCGCCGAGCGGCTGACCATCCACGGTGAAATAGAGCATGCCTCCGGGACCGTCCACGTCATCGACCCACTCGACTGCGTAAAGCTGGTTCTCACCGAACCGGCGAAGCGCCGGGTCGCTGTCGCTGACCACGACCTCATAGTAGCCGGGGCGCTGGACCACGGCCTGCATCGCGCCGTCACCCCAATGGGCACGCAGCGACAGCATTCCGTTCCCGTAATCTTCAAGGTGGCAGAGGGGTTCTTCGTTGCTCCCCGCAGGGACCACGCCCTTGAAGAGTAGCTTGAATGACGGCGGCGTCTGGGTGGTGGCGTCGTCACCCTTCGACGGAAACTCCAGACCAAGCGGCGTGGTGGTGAGGTAGCTGCCTTGGTTGAGAACGACATGGCCGTTCTTAAAACCGGTGTCGTTGCTGCCTGCCTTGGCGAGCGTCACCGTGCCCGCCACCGCATCGCCGCTGATTGGATAGGGTGAGCCTGCGCTACCGGTGGTCCACTGGGAGGCCACCGGCACGTTGATGATGTCGGCGGTTTCGATCGAGACGGGGACGGTTCCCGGCGTGTCCACGACGAAGGTGCCCGTGACCCCGCCGAGGGAGATACCGAGGCGGATGATCGAGCCGGGATCGCCATACAGGGTAGCTGAGCCGCTCAGGTCGATCGGCTCACTTGGCACATCCGGCTGCGGGATTGGTGCATTCGTAAGACCAAGGGTAATAGCATAGCCGCTCGTGGTGGAATTGATCCAGAGCCCGATGCCAGCATTGGGTTTGTCCAGCGGCAGCACGACCGTTGAGGACTGGGTCAGCGCGATCGTGGGCGCGCCCTGCGCTACCGGCACAATGAGGAAGGTGCCGCTGCCGCCAGCAGGCTGTGGCGTGTATTCCGTGAGGTTCACGATCGAACCGAGACCGCTGTCACCGGACGGCCCAATGGGACCGGCAGGACCAGCGGGACCGGCAGGCCCACGACTGGCGTCCACAAGGTCACCCGCTATCTCGATGATCTCGTTCACCTTCTTCGTGAGCGCGTAATTGTCGGGCTGGAGCGGCGCGAAGGTGTAGGCAACGCCGGAGGCGGTTTCGCCGGAATAGGGGTGAACGAGCGTAAGCGTGGTTCCACCGTCAATCGATGCCACCGGATAGGTCTTGCCATCAACGATCAGGAGGACACCGGGATAACTGACCGCCCAGTTCGTCCCTTCGCCCATGACGCTGGTCGATCCGTTCGTGAGGGCGATCGTCCCCGTCTGCTCGTATGAGAATGCCATACGGTATTTATCGAGCGCAGTGCGTCTAAGCGGCACAACGCACCGCGCACACCCTGATCCTGCGGCCAGCTATGTCCTTTTCTTGGGTAGTCCCTTAACGTGGGTGGGTATGAAGTTAGAAGTTTCGAGGCAGCGCGTGGCGAGAGACTTGGGCGATGGTGTCACGGCGATCGCCGAAATCGATATCGTCCCGACCATTTTGGAAACCGTGTGCAAAGCAACCGGGATGGGGTTTGCAGCCGTTGCTCGTGTCACCGACGAGAAGTGGATTGCATGTAGCGTCCGCGACAACATCAACTTTGGGCTGACCACTGGTGGGGAACTGAAGCTCAATACGACGATCTGTCACGAAATTCGGCAATCAGGCAATCCGGTCGTCATTCCCGATGTTCAAAGCGACGCCATTTACTGCGACCATCACACGCCTGCACTTTATGGCTTTCGGAGCTACATCTCCATACCAATTGTTCTGCCGGATGGACGCTTTTTCGGCACGCTTTGCGCAATCGATCCTGCCCCTCACCGTTCGATCGACGCCGACGCAATTGCGATGTTTGAAATGTTCGCACAGATCATCGGATCTCAGATCGATCAAAATGAACGTCTTGCCGAGGCTGAGAGTAGAGTAAGCGCCCAAGAGCAGGATGCTGAGCTAAGGGAGCAGTTTATAGCGGTCTTGGGCCACGACCTTCGGAATCCACTTGCCAATATTCAAGCAGGCGTTACCCTATTAGAGCGGGGCGAGATAACCGACCGGCAGAAGACTATCCTTGATAACATGCGCGGCAGCGTTGACCGTATGGCTGACATGATCGCCAACATCTTGGACTTTGCCCGTGGACGTCTCGGAGGCGGCTTATCCCTACGAAAGCAGCCAACCAGTATCCAACCGCTTCTCGATCAGGTGATCATTGAACTCAGGAACAGTCACACGTCTCAGAACATCATCTTCGAATGCGATGCGAGCGTTGAACTTACGTGTGATCAGACCCGGATCGCACAACTTCTTTCCAATCTTGTGGGCAACGCCCTAACCCATGGCGCGGCCGATCAGCCTGTCGAGGTTCGGTGCAGCATAGGGAGCGGCGAGTTCAACCTGTCGGTCACCAACGGCGGCGATCCCATCCCCGAAGCGACCCTTCCGCTCTTGTTTAGCCCGTTCTCTCGTGGTGCGGTCTCCAAGGACAAGGAGGGCTTGGGTCTTGGTCTCTATATCGCTTCAGAGATCGCAAAGGCTCACGGCGGTGCCTTGTCGGTTAGGTCCAACGAAACGGCGACTTGCTTCTCATTTCGCATGCCCATCTCTTGAGACAAACCTCCGCAGGGCGGGTTTACGTGGGCCACCCAGCATCTACATCGACCGCCCTCACTTCGTCCGCCAGCGCAGCAGACTGGATCATGTCCTTGAGCGCGCGGCTGCGATCGTGAACGGCGAACGTGAACGTGACGATCGCTCCGGCGAGCGCAGCAAGACCCGCTTCATCGATCGGCACATCAACGCCTTCGAAGTCCGTCCAGTAGAAGCCCTCCGGCAGCGGCATGCCGAGATAGCTCTTCACCGCTGACAGAGCATCGGCCGAGGCATCCCAGCGGTGCCCCTCCCATTTCACCCCTGCCCTGCTCGCAAGCGCCTTGCGCGCGGTCACCTCGTCCTTGCGACGCTGCTTGAGGGTATCGAGCGGGACCACCTCGAACGTCATCTCCGGTTCCGCATACCGCCCCATCAGCGTCACGACGTAACGACCGGGAACCTCGGGCACGAACATGAGAGTGCCGCCAGAGACGGCTTCCAGACGCTCCGGGAAGCGCATGTTGGCGGTGCCACGGATACGCATCCAACAATCAGCGGGCAGACCGGTGATCACCGGGACTGACGTGCTGCCATCCTCGATCTGGTCCACGCTCACCGCGCCGTCGTGGATGGTCCGCGCGATAATCTCACCGTCATCGATCCAGTGCGTTTCCGGCGACGCGTCGCCCTCGATCAAGGCATATTCGGGATGCTCCTCAACCGCACATATGGGATCGAGCCCGAGACGGGCGACGATGGAACCGCTTGCGATATGGTAGCGAAGATGTTGCAATTCCTTCCTCTTATTTCTTATGAGCAGTCACGAAGAACGTGACATTGTAGTAATATGGCGCACCGTCACGAAGGCTCTGCTGCATGAACCGGTAGGTGTAATCGGTGTTGTTATCGACGTTCTGATCCACCCACGCGAAAGAGAATGTGCGCTTCCCGCTGAACACCTGAACATTGTTCTTGGTGCTCAAAAAGTAGCTCTCTCCGCTGTTCCCGCCGTATCGCTGGACGCTGATGTTGAGGTTGTCGTCATCACCGCCGTCGCGCTCCCAAATGCCGGTGCAGTTGATGATCACCTTGGTCGCGCTGTTGCCGGTGCGGATCGTGGTCCCAGCCGGATTGCCGCTGCCGCCGACGAAACGCAGCCCCGACGTATCTACCTCGTGCCAACCGCCATAATCGTATTCGAAGCTCCCCACCGAAGTGACGGCGCTTGGCTCGAACTTATCACCGCTGATTGCGAGGTTCTGGATCGAGGCATTCGTGACGCTGAGATCATCGGCTTCGATCTTTCCGATGAAGGCGCGATCGATCTGGACGCCGTTTCCATCGGCGTAGAATACCTGCCTCGCACCACCGGGTGTGTAGATCCGAAAGGCATCCGTCGCGAATGCGGTGTCCACAACGCCGTTTTGGTTCACGATGCCGAACCCGCCGATGATCTTCGTTCCATCCACCTCGGTCTGGAGCTTCAACGTGTAGGTCGAACTCAACAGGCCGTTCCAGTTCGCAAGCGTCTGAAACTGCTGCTCTATGGACGCGCCGTTCTGGTTGTTGAGACGGGAGGTGAGATTCAGGGTTTCAAGCGATCTGAGGTAGTTCTCACCCTGCCAAGCCGAGTCAACTCTGCTGATCTGCGCGAAGGCGTCGTTGACGCTGATACCGATGTTGTCAACGCGGCTTGCCATCGCGCTGTCCTTGTTGACGATAGTTTGCTCGACCGTCTGGATCGCAGCCTCACGAGCGAGGCGCTCCCCGTCCACATCGCTCTCAATCTTGACGCCCATTTGGTCGATACGGGTTCCGATCGCCCCGTCCGCGTCCGCGACGATGCGCTTCACGTCGTTGATCTGTCCGGTGATCGCGTCGTTGAACTCGTTGCGGACGGAAACGCCCATCTGATCGATGGATTCCACCAGTGCCTCGTCCGCTGTCGCGCGGGCACGACGTTCCTCAACGAAGCTGGCATTCACGTCCTCGCCAAAATTGGCAATGCCGAGCGTGATCTTTTCCGTGAGCGCCTGTTCAGTGTCTGCGAGCGTGCGATTGATTTCGAGGAAGCCAGCCTCAACCGTGTCCTCACCAGCCTGCACCCGGCTCGTGAGTTGCGTGACCTGTTCCGCGATGATCGCACCGTTCTCATTCACCTTCGTTTCGAGGGTGGTGATCGCGAGTTGGTTCTTGTCGGAGAGCGCCTTGCTGGCTTTGAGGTTCGCCGTGCTGCCTTCGAGGTGAAGAGCAGCGAGTTCATCGATAGGTGTCAGGAGCAAGGGCAGGACGAGATCGGGAAGCTGCGTGCGGATTTTCGTCGCATCCCCTTTTGCATCCTCGGCCTTGTCGCGGGCATCGGTGGCGATATCCCGTGCGCCGCCATCGATCGTCTCAACCGGCGCGGTGAGGATGTTGGCCAGCACCCACGGTCCAAAGATGCCGTTGTTCATGCGGTAGCGGGCACGCACATCGATCACGATGCCGCCAGCGTTCGCCATGAACACGAACTCGCCTGCTTGCGCATTGTAGAGCGCGGCCTGTTCCGTCCACGCCGAGGTGGTCACGGGACGGCTTTCGATCTGGATGCCCTGCACGCGACCGGACATTTCCGGCTCCCATGTGACCACGACTTCCGAGACGCTCTGGCTGTCCGCGCCTTGCAGGACATGGCTTGAGCAGGCGAGATCGACCGGGCTCAACATGGAGCGCGGATCATAGCTCTGCGGCCGGATCGTCTGCGGGAGCGGCTTTTCCTCGCGGTCCCATGCGTAGACCAGCGGGTCTTCCTCCCGGAGGGTCATCTGGAACAGGAGATCGTGCGTCTCCACCTGTTCGATCACGCGGAAAAGCTTGGCATTCCAGCCCTGCGCAGGCAGCGAGAGGGTCACCAAGCTGCCGACCGCGACGGCAAACGCCTTGGGGCCGAATGCCGCCGTGAAGGTGCCGGGTGTGATCGCCTCACGGAGCAAGAACTGTTTGGCGATCCGCTGGCACGTCTCCGCACGGGAGACGAGACCGAGATCGAGCGACATGGTGCGCGGCACGGAATCCGGCAGAGTGTCCGTCTCAACGACGCCCCAATCCTCCAATTGATAGAGCGAGGCCGGGTTGGCGAAGCGCCCGCGCGCGATGTTGTAGGTGTCGCGGATAGAGGGCGACGGCACCCACACATAAGGGCTGGACGATCCTGCCGGTGCCACGAGATCATCGGCGAAGAACGCCTGCCGAGGGCCAAGCGTGTCGTCATAGCCGCCGATGAGCGAGTAAGCGCCACCCACATCGGCGAGCTTGCACGAGCCCATCGCGGCGGTGATCTGGTTGATGACGGCCTCGTGAGCATCGGCCGTCGAGAGGATGCCATCGATGGTGTAGCGCTGAACGCTGCCGCCGCCGCGCGTGAGCACGCCTTCTTCGCAAAGGTTTGCATAGGCACGGAAGTTGTCGAGGTTGATGCGCGAAACCGGCACGCCCATGCCCCACATGAGCTTGCCGCCCACCCGCCAGCCGATGAGGTAGGCGAGCAAGGCGAGCGCCGGGTTGCGGCCGATCTCCGTGAAGCCTTCACGGAAGGTCCATGTGTCCTGATTATCGATGCGGTGAGCACCGGACCCGCCGTTGGTGCTGTCCCGGCGAGGATCGTAGAGCGGGCACCCCTCGATGACTGTGACGGTTTTCTGCGGAATGCCGGAAGGCCAGACTTCGCCGTCCAGCTTCCATAGGACCGCCGCATAAGCGCAGCCGGTAAAGGTTGCCGTGCTGTTCCAGTAGGTGCCGGAGCCCACCGCGAAGCCGTTTCCGGCTTTGCCCTCAAGAACGGGGCGGAATGAGAGGATGCCCTTCGCGTGCGCGCCCGTGACGGCACCGTTCCACGAAAGCTCGTCCTCGACATACCATTCCTTGACCGCGTTGATGCGGTGGCTAGCGAGCGCGATAACCTGCGCGTAGCCATCCTTCTTGGTGCCGGGGAGGTCGAGTTCACCTTCGAGGAAGCGAACGTCGTTGCCCGCTGCGGTGATACCGAAACATATCTTACGGGTCGCGCTGGGAACGACGCTGGAATTGAGCCGGTCCACCATCGATTGCGACATCGACGGTGTTTTGCGGAACAGGCTCCCTGCTGCAGCGAGACCGACCGATATACCCACGGCGGTGATCGCGCTGGTGATGGTCGCGAGCGTGGCGGCAGAGAGAAAGGTGCCCGTCGTGCCGAGCGCCATGGAGCCGATCGCGTAGGATAGCTGCGGGGCGAAGTAGACGACGGCAACCGCGACCGCGACAAGCGCGATCGTCTTGATTGTCTTCGACATTACGCGGTGCCCTCGGGCTCCGCAGGTGGCCTGAACGGCACCGTGAAGGCGTATTTGCAGGAAGCGGTAGGCACGAAGATGAGGCGTTCCTGCCCCTGCTCCTGCCCGACAAAGCGGCTGAACAGCCCGACGCAGACGCCCATCGTGGTGCGGTCGCGCATGACAATATCGCCGCGCTGCGCGAGGTGGACGGACTTCGGCTCACCGAGCCACGCCTTGACGGTTTTTAGGAGCGTTCCGTGGCCGGTGGCGCGAAGCGCCTCCATGGCTCCGGCCTGCGTGTCGTAGGTGCCCCGGAAGCCTTCGGCGGGATCCACGCCGCACATCGCGCTGATCGCGCTGGCGGTGAATAGGGCGCAATCGTGCGTGCCCCAGCGGAAGGGCTCATCTTCTACGCGGTCGAAGTAAGTTCGGAGGCGATCTTCCCAATCGGAAGCGCGGGATACACTCGGCATCCCATATTTAGCTGATCTGGCTTACGGCCCACGCAGCGAGACGGGTGGTTGAGAATGTGAACAGCGAACCGGCGTCAAGCAGCGCCGCCGTTGCTCACGCGTAGTCCCGGTGGAGAGTTCTTTGCAGTTGTTGAAGGTTTATCTGGTTACCGCGAGTTATTGATCGGAGCGTGCACCGCTCGTTGGCCACCAAAGCCAACTTCCGGGTCCGAGTCATCAACGCCCGACTGCGCCGATTTCATATGAAGCGCGGCGAGGCGCATGTGCGCCGCTGCGGCAAGTCGTCCGTTTGCACGGTAGCCAAGATCAAGCTCCTGACGTGCCCGCGCGGTGTGATACTCTTGGTCTTCGGCTCGCATACGCGCCCCCCTTTGGCGAAAGCCGTAGAACTTCCGGTTCGGGCAGGGCCTTAATCTGAATAATATTGCTTGCCAAATCGTCGTAATATAGATCAGTGGCATCGCTGTTTATGCTCAATAGTGCGTCCTTCCTGATCGATGTTAGCTCTCGTCACCGGCCGTTGAAGATTGAGCCGAACCCTGCCATCCCTCCCTTGGTTGGTGCGGGGCTCCCGTTTGCGATGCTCGCCGCATACCTCTGGGATGTGTCGGCAGGATCGTAGCGTTCCTGATCGAGGTAGGTCTGCTGCGTCGCAGCGCTGATCAGGCTGGCATGGCTTTCAACGGTGAGCTTGAAGGTGTGGCTGTTGCCGTCATTGCTGATCTCAACCTTGTCCATGGCCCCTGCCCGCAAGCGCCGGAAGAACCAAAGCGGCTGCGCGAGCGGATCATCCGGCTGCTTCAACAGCGCCCGCCAGAGCGTGAACGGACGCGCCTGATACTCGTCCGGGAACACCTGCGCGGCAGCGATGGCGGTGGTCTGCGACGATGGCACCGCCAGCGTGATTTCCAACGCCTCCGAGCCGGAGTAGCTGAACGAGTTGTCGCCGATGTTGAGCACCACGCCATTGTCGAGCGGCTCGAAGCGGTTGCCGTCCAACTGGCTGTCGCCGGAGCCGGAGGGGATGATCGCCCCTACCCCGGTCCAGACGAACAGGGATTCCGACTTGAAATCGAGCCGTGCGGCGAGCGCGGTGGTGATGCCGTCTGCGGCGAGCGCATCAAGGACGGCCTGTGTGATCCCGTCGCGCATTATTCCACCGCCTCACGCGCGGTGATCGCGCCGAAGTCGGGCTTGCGGTCGGGATCGAGCATGAAGCCGATGCCATCCGAGGTGGTGAGGCGGAACTTGCCTGCCGGATTCTGGAAATTTATCGCCGTGCCTGCCGGATAGTTGGCACGTAGCGGCGGCACGAACTCGATCGTGCACCTGCCATTGGCGTCAGCGTTCGCGGGTGCGCTGGTGATCTGGAGAAGCTGCTCACCGATCTGGAAATGCTGACCGGTGCGAAGCTGTGAGTCTGCGTTCGGCCCCCACCCCTGCGCCTCGATCGCGCTGTTGTAGTTATAGCCGGTGAGGTTGAGCATATGGCCGGTGAGCGCCGATGCCTGCGCCGCTCGTGGACGGTAGAGGAATGTGCCCACCTGACCGTGCAGGCTATCCAGCCACGCCCGGACGATCTCGGCCTCGCGGAACGTCATGCGCGGCCATGTGAACTCAAGCTGCCACTGCGCGGCAGTGTTCACCGTCTGCTGCGCCAGCGTGTAGGGCGACGCCATCGGAGACTGCCGCCACAGGAGGCTCAAGCGTTCGGTAGAGACCGACTTGATGGGAAACTGAAGGGGATACGAAGGCATCCCATATTTAGCTGATCAGGCGGAGAGCGGCTGTTCCGTTCGCGGTCCTTCCCGAAGGTTCCTCGTCATCAGTATCGCAATTCCAATGCGTCTGCGTATCCGACCGTGAAAAGCGGATTGCGCCCCTCTCCGAACACTTCGATGCGGGAGCGCAAGTCCACTACGCCAGTTTTCACCTCTCGACAGATCAAGTCGCGGATCGACTCGATAGCGCGTTCTCGCGCTGCATTGACATCCGGAAGGTCGGCCCCTTCCTCGTCCAGCGTTACGAGGTCATCGTAAAGGTCGAAATAGAACTGTGCCATACCCCTATGTGACTTGGCTCAGCTTAACGGGCGATTACGGATTGGGAGTTCCCAAAGTTGAGTAAGTTGAATCACCACGTTTTTTAACGCGGATTAGTCAAGTCATCTAACCTGTGTTATGCATACCCAATCATCGACAATCGCCCCGCAGGCGTCGATGACGGGAGTGCTTCCAAGCTCCCGCCTGCAGATTTGGAGGGGGCTATGAGCCACTCGAAAGCCAGCGACCTGCAGCTTTTCGTGGCGCGGCTTACCGCACGCTCCATCCTCACGGAGGAGGAGCAGCAAGCGATCCTTGCGCTCCCTACGCGCGTGGTTCACCTCGGGCGAAAGCAGGACTTCGTGCATATCAACGAAGTGGCCTCCTATTGCTGCTTCATTTCGTCGGGGATGGTCGGCCGCTTCGGGCAGACGGCGAACGGCCTTCGGCAGATCACCGCTTTTCATATCCCGGGCGACATGGCCGATCTGCATTCGGCGGTGCGACCAGTCGGCGTAGGCGGTCTGAACGCGCTGTGTGAAACGACGATCCTGCGCATTCCGCACGCTGCCATACGCACGCTGGCCGCGCGCTTCCCGGCGATCGCCGAAGCCTTCTGGCGGGATTGCATGCTCGATGCTGCTGTCCTTATGCAGTGGGTGGTGAACGTCGGGCGGCGCGATGCACAAGCGCGCATCGCCCACGTTCTCTGCGAAATGGCGATCCGATCCGGGCAGGACCGCGAGGTGCTGTGCGAATTCGCCTTTCCGGTGACGCAGGAGCAGTTTGGAGACGCCACGGCGCTGACGTCGGTGCACGTGAACCGCTCCCTCAAAGCGCTGGGACACGTCGTCACCATGAAGGGCGGGATCGTGCGAATCCACGATTGGGCGAAGCTCGCCCGCATCGGCGAGTTTGAGGCTTCCTACCTTGTCGCGGATACGGGAGCGATGCGGCAACGGCGGTTGTTGGCTGCTTGACGTAGGCCTTCCACCGATTTCGGAGATTTAGTCGCCGCTCACATCCGAGGACGCTGTAGGCTCACCTTGGTGGCATCGACAGCGCGCTTGGTGAGCATCGGCGCGGCTTCCGCGATGCTCTGATAGATCATGGCACGGACGGCTTCCGGGTCGTTGCTCGTGATGTCGCCGATGGTCACTTGCATGTTGGTGCCGCCGCGTCCCGAAATCGCATTCAGCGCATGGTTCGGGGTGACGCTCGCGGTGTTGCCCACCGAGACCACTTCCGGTCCACGCTCGCCCACCAGATAATTACCGGCACGGGTAAGGCCACCATTGGCACGAGCCCCCGCAAGCCCACCCGCGATGGACTTGATCACACCGCCGAACAGGCCACCACCACTGCTATCGCCGCCGAACAGCAAACTGCCCAACGGTTTGATCAGCGCCTGCTGAATGGCGATGTTGAGGATGCCATCCACCACGGTGTCGAACATGCTGCCGAGCGCGTCTTTGAGGTCGCCGGTGCCCTTGATCGCATCGATGAGGCCGTGATTGAGGCTTTCCAGCCCACCTATAGCGGCACCTTCGATCGACTCCTGAATCTCCCCTGCGATCTTGGGCAGGCTGTCCAGATAGCCCTCCAGAGGCCCCATGGTGGACTGCTTCACGCCCGCGATGTCGTTGGCTTTGAGCTTGTCGAGGATGTCGAGCCGAGCCTGCGCGATCTGCTTCTCCGCATCGGTGGCGGCGGCACTGTGCTTCACGGCCTCAAGAGCGAGCTTCTCCTGCTGAAACTGGAGATCGATCAACCGAAGACCGATTTCCCGGCGATCTGCCTGCGTGCGGGCAAGGCCATGCGCGCTGGACAGTAGGTCGCGATCATTGCCGATCGACGCGGTGTGGACGTCAAGCTGCTCCCGTGCGAGCTTCTCATCGGCTTCGAGGCTGATCAGCTTCGCCTTTTCGGCGGCGATCTGCTCCTCCTGTTGAAGCAACATGGCAAGCTGGTTGGCATCGAATTTCTTGGACCCCTTCGGCCCGTTCGCCATGAGGCTGTTGGTGCGCTGCTGCGTCTCGATCTCGTTCTGCTGAAGCTGGTAATCACGCTGATCGGCGACGTTGGGGGTGCGGCGCTCTTTCAGGCCGAGGAACTCGCGCTCGCCACCCAGCCACTCGTTCTTCCAGTCCATGTCCTTCTGAAAGGCTTCCGCCGCGAGTTCGGCGGGCGTCTTGCCGGTCTTGGCCTTCGGGGTGTCGGCCTTCGGCAGCGCGAGCGTGCCGCCCGTGCTCGGCTTGGTATCATGCTTCGCACCATCCACGAGCTTGCCCTTGGCGGCATCCCAGATGAGCGTGGGCATCTCCGGCCCCCGCTGGTCGATGTTGGACAGCCGCCCGCGAGCGTCGTTCAACTGCGCACGGGCAACATCCTTTTGCGCATCGGTGGAGAACCAGCCGTCAAGCGTGTTCTGCGCGAGCGCGGCATCACGTTCCGCCCGGAAGCGCATGATCCAGCGCACCGCCTCCGAGATATTGCCGATGATTGCGCCAAAGGCATCACCAAGCCCTGCGATGGCGTCGGCATTCTGCACGATCGCGTTTGCCATCTGCGCGGAAAGGATCATCTTCATGGTATCGAGTTGGTCGTTGACCTTGCCAGCATTGGCGATCACGTCCTTGTCGAGGACGATGCCAAGCTCCGCTGCGCGCTGCGCCATTTCGTTCAGCCCCGCCGATCCAGCGGAGAGCGTCATCACCAAATCCTGCCCCGACTTGCCGAACACGGCGACGGTTGCCGCCGCCTGTTCCGACTTCGAGTCCATCTTGGCGATGCCATCGGCGGCTTGCTTGACCGCCGTGTCCACGTCCGTGCTGGTGACACCGAGATCGTGCAGGGTTTTGCGCATCGCCTCGCTGCCATTCTGCGCGGCACCAAGGTTCTTGCTGAACTTTTCGATGGCGGTGCGGGCATTCTCCACCGACGAGCCGGAAAGCTGTGCAGCGTAGCCGAACTCCTGAATGAACTTGGTGGACGCGCCGGTGCGGTCGCTCAAGTCCTGAATGGCATCCGCATAGTCGAACGCTTTCTGAACCTGATCCGCCATCCAATCGACGGCGAAAGCCGCAGCAAGTCCGCCGATGGCTGCCTTGGCGGTGCCGAGCGCCTTGCTGATAGAAGCTGCGGTGGACTGGGTTTGCGCCGCAGCCTTCTTCATACCGGCGATGAACTGCGCACTTTCGAGCGCGAGATTTACATTAAGAGAACCAACTTGAGCCATCCCATATTTATTCGGAGGGCTCCACGCGGGCGTTGAAGAAGCTTTCAAGGTTGTCTTCGAGTTGATCCGCTTCGAGGATCGCGCGAGCGCGAGCAGTCTCCTCCGGGTCACGATCGAAGAAGTCGGGGACAGGCGTGCCCTTTTGGGAGTTGGCCGAGTAGAACAACTGGCTGCTTATGCGGGCACGCTCATCTTCCACGGGCGAGCCGAACGGTTCGCAGCAGCTATAGGCTTCCCATTCCAGCAATTCGTCCGCGGACATGGTGGCTTCGAGTTCGGCAACGGTGCGGCCGAGCGCGAGCGCCAGCCGGAAGGTGAACCGTCGTTGCGGGTTTAGGCGGAAGTTTTTTTTAGCGCCTTCACGCGATCGGTGGTCATCGTGTCGTTGAGTTCGCGGAACACGACGTAGAGGCCGTTGATCGTCGCGTAGGACATGCCTTCGAACGCATCATAATCGCTGATGTCGAACATGCGCTCACCGGTTTTCGGGTCGATGATGGAGAACATCAACTCCGGCACGCCCGCCGTGTAGTGCTTCACCAGCGGGAGATTCCGGCACTCATCCTCCGGTAGCGCCTGATCGCGCTCATACTCCTCTACCGCGCGTGCGCGATCGGCGATGAAGTCGAGTAGCTCGAACTTGGCACGGACGCTCAAGGCTTGCAGGCGGAAAACGCCGCCCCACTCCGCAACTTCAACGTCACGGAATGGGAGCTTGGCTTTGAGGAACTGCGCTTTCGAGGCGAACGCCATTACGGGGTGACCGTAACCTTGGTGACTGCGCCGGTGACCTCGACGTTGGAGGTGAGCGCGAGAAGCTCGTCCACACCACCGGCGACTTCGGCGGTCATGACATAACCATCGAACTCGTAGCGGTTGTTGGTGTTCAGCGTCACGCGCAGGGATGCGACATCACCTACGTCGCGAGCAGCCTGAAGAGCGATCTGCCCCGCATCGCTCGGGATATAGTTGAAGGTGAAGCTCGCCTGCCCCTCATCCTTGAGGCCCATAAGCTTCTCTTTAGCCTCGCTGTCGAGGTCGGTGGAATCGATGACAGCGGGGCTCCCGCCGCCGATGCCGGAGAAGGACTTCAGGCCCTTGATCTGGACCCAAGTATCACCCGTGGTGTTGATTTCGAGCTTGGTCTTCTTACTGTGAATTGCATTCGCCATGAATGTATAGTCTCCTCTGGAACAACAGCGCTGTTCCAGCGCCTCCGATTATTTATCCTCGGCGGCGTAGGGACTGGTGGTTAGGCGAGGTCGGCGAAGATCACGAAGGTGAGCATGGTCCGATAGAGACTGACTCCGGTCGTCTCGTCGATCATGTCGTGCTCGTCCGCGCATTCCACGGACTGGATCGCGGCATCGCTCCAAAGGGTGAGGTTCTTGCGGATCGCCGCCGCCAATGCCTTTGCGGTGAGGTAGATAGGATCGTAGACATCGATCTGCATGACCACGAACCCGCACTCGCCCTCGGTGCCGAGATCGCGCGCGAAGTCCGTGCTCAAACGGTTATAGATCACGCAGGGCGTGGCGTAGTTCTTCGGGGCCTTGATCGGGTAGATCTTGGGCGCGATCGTCCTGAGGCGAGTGGTGAGTAGAGTGTCCAACATAGTTTATATGCCTTTCTTCGTGAGGCGCTTGTCGAGCGTCTTGGCGATGGCATCCATGATCGTCTGCTGCGAGGCATCGAAGGCGCGGCGCATGAACGGGTTGGGGGCATTATGGATCGAGCCGAACTCATTCAGGCTGGCGATGTAGGTGCCCGCCACAATCTTGTTCTCAACGGTGCCATCGGTGCGCGACCGAACCTTCCGCACCTTGATCGAGTTGACGATCTTGTGGTGGACTTCCTCCACCTTTTTGCCGCCCTTGCGCGTGCGCTGCCGGATCGATCCTTCCGCGTCCGGGCCTACCGGGGCCGCAGCCATCATCGCCTTTGCCGCAGCAGCGGCACCGGCACGGTTAGCTGCCTGCCCTGTTTTGGTGGCATCCTCCCGCGCCATCTTGGTGAGGCGCTGGTTGAGGGCAGAGAAGCCGGTGAGATTGACGGCGAGGCCGCTCATTCCACGCCCTCAACCGAGAGGATGAGCGTGGTGCGCCGGTCGGGCTCGTCCATCCCGGTGATGGCGTAGAGCTTGCCATCGATGCGGGCGCGCATCTTGGTGGTGACGCCCTCGCGGTAGCGGATGAGGTAGCGTCCAGCCGAGACAGCTTCCTTGCCCGCCAGACGCGCCACGTCGGCGGTGCGAAGCTCAAGGCACTGCGCGTAGGTAGATGCTGCCAAGGTCCACGTTTCCGTCTCCTGCCCCGCTGCGTCCCGCACGATGGTGGCGGTGAGCAGGTCCAGCTTCCGATCGAGCTTGCCGCTCGCGATCTTCACCAGATGATCCTCCGGTGGCGGGCGCAGAGCCGCTCCACGGCCTTCATAGTGGCGTCGGGAAGCGTCTCGCGATCGTTGTAGCCAGCCGAAACGAGCACGGCGATGGCGTGGCGGAGACCATCCGGGATCGCGCTGGCGGCGGGATAGCCAGCCTTGAGCGTAATGACGGGGAAACCGGCCGGGAGTGTCTCGAAGTGAGGGTAGCCGTGGTCGAGCGTCCAGTCGGTGAGAGCCACCATGGTGCCGGTGGCGTCCCGATATTCCACGCTGGTGATGCTCACGATCGGCGAGAGCGGGAGCTTGTAGCAGTATTCCAGCCCCGCGAGGTCCACGCGGTAATCGGCGAGACCAAGGGTGAGGCTGGTGAGCCCTTCCACCATCTCGGTGGCGGAACCGACAAGCAGGTCGACCGCAGCCGGATCGCTTCCTGCGTCGATGCGCAGCCAAGTTTCAAGTTCGGCAGGCGAGACGGCAGGGAACGCCGGGAGAGTAAGGCGGATGGGGCTCATCCGATATTTATCTGGACAGCCCCTCCCCCGATCGGAGCAAGTGGCCGGAATTGGTGGGAAGCGGACGTCCAACCCGAATGATGCGGGCAATGTGGATCAAGGATCGCGCGGCTTCGGTCTGTTAGCATGGCCTGACACTGAGGGGCCTCAATGCCATACTACATCATCAACTTACGAACCAGATCTCACATCGCCGACATGGCGGAAGTCGACTGTGAAAGCACTGAAGATCTTCGAATAGAGGTGGCCCGGTTTGTAAGCGAACTACTCCGGGACCACGCTGTAGCGCTTTGGGTTGATCAGGATTGGCAGGTTGATGTGACAGATCATACGGGATTGATACTCTACGTCGTGCATTTGTCAGCATATGCCAGCCCCCTTGCGTCCAAGAGCAATGCTGCGGGCCTATAGGCCAACGACGTCTACTGTTGGGCGTTAGCGGTCGTTCGACGTGACCGCAGGTGCGAATGTCCTGTTGTGGTGGATAGCGGCCGTTCAGTCGAGCGCGGGCTCGCTCTCGCGCAGGTGTAGGTAGCTGCTGTCAAAGTCACCCGCGTCTGCCAGCTTCTTCCAATCTCCGATTGTAATGCCCCTGCTGCTTTTACGGGAGATTAGGTTCTCCGCTTCAAGGGCCTTCAAGGTTCGGTTGACGTGCACAGGTGTTAAGCCAACGCAGTCGGCAAGCTGCTCCTGCGTCATGGGCAGTTCGTAGTCCGTCGCCTCACCCAACCCTGCGACCTTCAGCCTCAGTGAGAACTCGCACAGGAGGTGAGCAAGGCGAGTGTGCGCGTCTCGCCGCCCGACGTTGGCAATCCATTCCCGAAAGATCGATCCGTCTACGAGCGTGTCGTGCCACATCGCCATTCCAATGTTCGGCCGCTCAAAAGCTAACTTCCTGATGGCCAAGCGAGGGATGAATGCCACCACGCTATCGGTTAGCACCTGCACGCTGTGGTCGGCGACACCCAGAAAGGCGTTCTGAAGGTCTACTACGTCGCCCCTCATATGCACCGACAGGATCTGTCGCGACCCGCCCACAACTATCTTGTGGCGAAATGCGTAGCCGGAGACCATCATGCACGCGTGGGTCGTTGTCTCCCGATCTCGGACGAGATAGCCGTATCGCTCCACCTTCTTTGTTCGATACGGGAGGCTGAGCAGCGCCTCCTTGTCGGCCGCATCGAACTTGCCCCAGTAGGTGTCCGAGGTGGCCCAGTAGGCAAGCTTATCAATCATCGGTTGTAGGGGTGATTGAGGCTGGTCTGACATAATGGCTCTCCGCTGTGGCGGGAGCACGTAGACTCGCAGTCGATGGAAGGCCGGTTAGAGGCCATCGATAGCGAACCTTAGCATAGGTGTGCGTAGGCTGATAACTGACTGAAATCATTTTCATCTTAACACGACTTATAACATATGATAGACCTGCAAGATCGTCGGATCGGCTTAGGCTCCGGCGGCTGAGAGACAAACGCGCTCCCGCCGAACGTGAGGGAGCTATGCGTGACCAAATACTTCATGAACCTTCGAGATGGCACCGAGGAGTTGCTCGATCCAGACGGCGTCGAGTTCGCGTCGCTGGATGCGCTTCGAAAAGCTGTTTTGGCGACAGCTCGTGACCTCATGTGTGGGGACATGATCGCCGGAGTTCTTGACTTCAGGTTCCGTATCGACGCTGAGGACGGAGACGGGGTGATTGTCTATACTCTCCCATTCAAGCATGCCGTTAACATCATCCCCGATGCGCTCGGGGCAGTTTGACATGGCGGGTCGGCGTTATCGAGAGTCGGCTTTTAGGCGTTAGCGGTCGATCCAGCAGATTCCGCCCGAACGTGGAAAAGCCGGAGACCTTCCGATCCCCGGCTTCCTTGTTGTGAGGGCCGATCTCACGCAGCAGTCTTGAGCAGCTTGTAAGCGGTGGAATCCACCACGCAGCCGCCGACGCGCTTACGCGACTGGTAAGCGACGTAGGGTGCAGCGATGTAGGGGTTGTAGAGCATCGACACACCGACGCGATCGGCGATGGTGTAGGCGCGGGTGAAATCACCAAAGGCGATCGACAGGCTGTTCGCCGCCACGTTCGGCATGTCCTCAACCTCAACCACCGGGAAGCCGAGCAGCGTGGAAGGGATGCCCGCCTGATATGATGCCTGCCAGAGATACTGGCCGGTGGCATCCTTGAGCTTGCGGACGCGGCCGAGCGAGTCCTTGTTCATGAGGAACACGGCGTTGGCGCGGTAGCCCGCCTTGAGTGAATGCACGAGGTCGATCAGCGCGTCCGGGGTGATGTCAGCAGCGGCACCGGAAACGACGTGCTGGACAGTGCCGAAGGCACGGGTTGCATCGGCCGTGACAGCCGTGGTGACGGTGAGCAGCCCCTTCGGCTTTGAAATCCCGTCGCCGGTCAGGAAGGCGCTACCTTCAGCTTGTGCGAAGGTAGTGGCGACCTCACCGGAAACGAAGCCAGCAATGTCGAACTGCGAGTCCTCAAGGATCGTCTGCGTGACGTAGGGGCTGGCGTAAAGCTCACCAAAGGACGGAACGATCTCGGTGATGGTCGGGGTGGCGGTCTCAGGACGCGCAGCCTTCTCACCGACCCAAGCTGATCCAGCGCCGCCGAGCGAAACCGGGATGTGGAAATCAGGGGTGGAGACGGAGATCACGCGAGCGACGGAGCGCAGCGGCGAGATATCGACCATGAGCTTGGTGATCGCGGAATCGATCACCTTTGGAACGGTGTAGCCGTCCTCTGCCGGAACCAGTGCGGACATCGCCTTCAGCTCAGCGGTGTCGCCACGGCGCAGGTAGACGTCGAATGCCTTGGTCTCGTTGTCGTTAGCGGGCGTGCCGTTGGCGGCAGGACGGCCTGCGGCAGTCTCGATGGCCTTGAGCTTGGACTCTACGGCATCGATGGCAGCGTTGAGACGGTCGGTAGCGGCGGTGTCGGCGCGTTCGATCGCGCTCTTGAACTCGTTTTCGAGGGTTTTGAGTTCGTTGATCAGATTAGCGGACATATTTCTCCTTGGTAGTTGCGACGATGGCTTTGATGGCCGCTACGACAGCCGCCTGATCATATTTATCTTCTTGCTCCCCTTCGGCCTCTTCATCGGTCTTTTCATCCCCGATATCTTCATGCTCCGCGTCGGACTTGTTGCGCTTGGCAAGGAGGCCCTTCGCATCCTCTTCGTCGATGCCGAGTTCGGCCAGCTTCGCGAGGAAATCATCGTCGGTCATGTCATTTTCCTTGTTTTTGACGCTCGAAACGCGAGCGAGGTCGTTGCACGGGAAGGTCACCACGCTGATCTCAATGAGCTTGGCTTCGGTGATCGTGCGCGTGTTGCCGTCGATCTCGTAGCCGGTGGCGATGTAGCCGATACTGAGACCCGTCACGGCTCCGGCCTTCACTGCCGCGTAGGCGTCGCGACCACCCGTGGTGTCGAGAAACTCACCCGCGACCTTTAGACCGTGATCATCTTCCTCAAGCGCCAGCCACTTGCCCATCGGCATTGAGAAGGCATCGTGGTTGAAGAACATCGACGGGACCGTGCCGTGCGTCTTATGTTCGGCGATGGTGGTGGCGAATGCGCCGGGTGCGATGATATCGCTGGCGAAATCGGTGTTGTTGAACACCGCGCCGTAGCCGGTGAATGTCTTCGCTTCGGTCTCGGTCCCGATATCAGCAAACTTGAGTTCAAGCCTGCCGCCAGCAAGGGTGGTTTTCTTCATCCGGTATTTATTCGGACGCTGATCCCGACTGGCTGGGGCCGAACAAGTTCGCAGCGGGTGACAGCACGTCAGCCTGCGGATCATCCGAGCGATCAAAGCCTTCAAGCTCCCGCGCCTCATTGCGGGTGATAATCCCTGCCGCGATGCCCGCCGTGTAATAGGTCATACGCTCGTTCGCGGTGCCGCGAAGGAAGCTGCGGTTGTCGAGTGAGATAGCGAGACCGGCCCTGCGATCCTTGTCGGTGAGCAGGGCTTTGTTCGCCGACTGGACGAACCGCTCGTGCCAGTGAGCGTCCGTGTCCTGATCGTGCGCAATGTGGGCCTGCTCCACACTGGCGTAGCTCTGCGAGCCAAGTGACTGGAAAACTTTAGTCGGAGACACCCGGAAGAAGCGGCAGATTTCCTCAATTTGGAAGCGGCGGGACTCGATCCACTGCGCATCGTTGGCGTTGGAGGCCATGGGGGTGAACTCCACCCCTGCGGTCATGAGGATGGTCTTGTGGGCGTTACCCAAGCCGCTGGCCTGCGCCTTCCACATCGCCTTGATCTCAGCGACCTGATCGGCGGTAAGCGCAACGCCCGCAGCCGGAGCGAGCAAACCACCGGGACGAGCGCCGTTCGTGAACAGGTTCGCGCCGTAGCGTTCCGTGGCCGACGCCAGCCCGATGGCGGAACGAGCCTCATGCAGCGTGCTCATGCCGGTCCATGACAGCCACGACGGACCTTTGAGGTGCCATATCTGCGACAACGGCACCGGCACGCCGTATAGGGTGTAATTCAACGGGGCACCAAGGCGGGACGAGTCTACATCGATCGTGACCGCACCGGGATCGCACGGAAGCAGTTCCAGCACTTCGCCGGTGCGGGGCGAGCGGTTGATGAAGACGTGCGCGTTCGAGTTCAGCGCGAGGTGGTAGCCAAGCTGCTCGCGGAATTCATAGCTGGTCTGCCGCTCATTCGGGGCAGCGTTCATCAGGCGGTAGAGCGGGTGATCAAGCGCGGCGGTCTTTCCGCCCGGTCCAACACGGTGGAGGTAGCACGGCGGGAGCGCCAGCCCTTCCGCAATCACGCGGGCACAGGCGTGAACCGCGCTAACCTTGAAGGAGAGGTCGCCCGATGTGGCCTCGCGCACCGCTTTTTCGATGGTGTCTGCCGAATGCTGGGGGACGGGAACGCCGGTGGCGGTGCTTTTGGTCTCAGCGGGACCGAGAAGGAAGTCGCCGAGGCGATGGATGAAGCTCATCCGGTATTTAGCGCCGTCGCGCTTTGGCGGATGTCTGCGTCGGCCAGCGGATTAGCAGCGGCAAGCTGATGTGGTTTAGGAAACCTGCGACGCTGCGCCACGTTACCAACGCGGCTCATCCGCAACACGGACGGCTCACGAGGGAGATTTGTATGCGTAGCTTGCTTCTGGCGATCGGAATGGTGGCTGTAGCCCTGCCAACGGCCACTCTCAGTGCTCAAGGCGGCGCTCACCGCCAGAACCGGGAAGTGCGTCAGGAGCAGCGCGAGTGCCGTCGAGAGTTGCGCCGTGCGGACAACCGGCGCGAATACAACCGCGAACTTCGTGAATGTCAGCGCGAGTTGGCTCAGGCCCGCAAGTCAGGCCGGTGGAACAACTGGGATCGGCGCTGGCGCAACCGGTAACGCGGTAGCTCACGAGGGGGCCGTCGCTCGACGCCCTCTCGTGTGATCGGCCACGTCACTCCAGCACGAACATCTCCAGCTTCACTGGCGGCGGAGGCGGGTCACGATCCGACGCAGCGAACGCCATGAGGGCAGCAACCATGCCGTCGATCTTTGCGTGCTTATCAGGTTTCACCGGCACGCGGGTGACACCCGCCTGCTTCGCCATCGTGTTTGCTGCGCACCAGTCAAGCACCGGGTTGCCCGGATGGACAAGCTGGCCGTTCTTCAGCGCCGCTTCGAAATTGTCCATCGCCAGTGTCCACTGCCCGCGATCGTTCGCGGCCCAAATTGCAGTGGCGAGCCCCGCCGCTTCCATCTTCTGCCGGGTGTTCTCACCCTGCCACTGATCGAACACCGCAAGCTCGATCCGGAAGTGGTTCATAAGCCACGCAATCTGCGCCTCCCCTTCCCCGAAACTGGACGCTGTTCCTTCGGTGCGGATGAGCGCCCCGCTACTTATCCACCCAGCATAGGCAGAAGCATTCACAGAGTTTTCCACAGCCCCATCGGGGACGAACAGGAACGGGAAGATGGCTCGGCGATCATCATCCAGCGGGACCACCGCCACTACCGCGGTCAAATCCTGCTTGGTTGAGAAGTCCACGCCAAGGTAGGCGGTCGAACCCTTGAGCGCCTCGATAGAAAGCGCCGTGTCAGCCGCGTTCGCCCAATCCGCCATGTTGAGCCAGCCATCGGCGGACGCCACCCACTGGTTCAGATACTTCGTCCGCGCGAACGCCTGATTGGAGGGCGATTGCAGCGCCTTCGTATGCGCCTCACGCAGGAACTCCTCCGTGATCGTCACGCCGATGTTCGGGTTGGCCTTCCGCCAGACACGGAAGTCCCGCCAATCGTCGCCCTTGTCGATCGTGTAGATGGCGCCGAACAGACGATCGTCGTGCGCCACACCGTTCAGCACGGCCTCTGCATCAAGCTGCTCCGTGCGACAGATGCCGGATAGCTGAAAACCAGCCGTTGAGATCACCAGCAGGAGGGGCTGGCGACGCGCCCCCATGCCGGTGCGGAACGCTTGTATCTGGGTGGCGTCCTTCGCCTGATGTAGCTCATCACAGATGGCGACGTGCGGGGACGATCCGTCCTTGGTTTTCGCGATCACCGGCACGAAGCTCTGGCCCGTGATCTCGGAAAAGATGGACTTCGCCATCACCTCAACCCCGAACGCCTCCATGAAGCCGGGGGAGAGTTCCGCCATGCGGCGAGCTGGGACAAACACCTCATTGGCCTGCGCGAGATTGGACGCCCCGCAGTAGCCCTCCGCGCCCGCCTCACCATCGGCGAAGGTCATGTAGAGGGCGATGCCTGCCGCAAGCAGCGACTTACCGTTCTTGCGCGGCAGGAGGATGAACGCGGATCGGTGCTTCCGCAGGCCATCTGCCTTGCGGATGAAGCCGAATATGCTGGCTACGATCCATATCTGGAACGGCTCCAGCTTGACCGGCTGGCCCGCCCATTCGCCCTTGATATGGACGAGTGCCTCGATGAACTCGCAGGCGTGATCGATATGAGGAGCGGAGAACGTGAGATCGTCGCGCTTGAGGTCCGCCAGCATGCGTTGGCACGCGGCACGAACCTGCCAGCATGCTGCGATCTTACCCGACGTGACCTTCTTAGCGTAATCGACGGCCGTCCAGCCGAAGGAACCTTTGGGAAACCTCATCCGCTATTTAGCGGGACGGCTCCTCACTGCGGGCGGACGCTAAACGGTGACGATGTTTTCACGTCGGTGCTGATCCTCGCCAGTCGGGACTTTGCCCCCGCGATGCAGAGCATCTCCATCTGCTTCCGAAGCTCGGAGCGGAAGGCGGCGTTCGCGGGCTCGCCCAGCTTCACTGATGCGATGAAGTCCGCCATGCTGGTGCAGTAAAGGCCGAACATATTGGAATCGACGGAGGTGGCACCGCACGCGACCACGCGCGCGAGATCGTCCGCCCAGACCGCCTTGGCTCCATCAGTAAGCCAGTCGGGTGCTACGGGAATGTCTTTGACGAGTTGCACGATGGGTGCGGTCGCGTCATCAACGCAGGGTTTGAAGGTTCCGGCGAGCTTCTTGCGGGTCGGTGAGATAGGCTTTGGTCCACGCTGCATGTGGATATTTATGCGTGAGCGTGTTGATCGGGGTGAAGCGATGACGGACTATGAAGCCTACGCGTTGTTTCAGCCCTACGCAGCGAGCAGGCTCCAACTCGCGAGATCGAACAACACGCGCTTTGCTCACTACACGAGCGCCGACACAGCGTGCAAGGTGCTTCGCAGCCAATCGATGTGGCTACGAAACTCCGCCGTTATGAACGATTTCTCTGAAGTTCAACACGGGTTTAACTGCTTGAAGTCGGCGTGGGATGGTCCTTACGGAGTCCGCCTACGCAGTGTCCTTTCTGAAATACAGCCCGATCTGCCTAACATATTTCAAGCCAACTTCGATACGATGTTTCCTGATGTTCGGCTCGAAACCTACCTTACCTCGATCTCTGAACACGAAGAAGGGCATGAGGACCGTTATGGTCGGCTGTCTATGTGGCGGGCATACGCTCCAAAAGATGGTGTGGCCTTCGTCTTCAACAACCGGCCATTCGTCGGCGAGGCAAATCCCTTCAATGCATTCACGAGCCCGGTGCTCTACGCCGATCAAGAAGGCTTCGCCGCTCACTTTCGCGAGATCGTGGAGCACTGCGAGGCGAACGTCGTCACCTTGAAGGCGGCGGGTGGTGCTTGGGTTCACGATGTGATGCTAAGTGCTCTTCGGTTCGCCGTGCAATCTACAAAACATCCTGCTTTCCGAGAGGAGCGAGAATGGCGAGTTTTATACACGCCCACTCTTCTTCAACGCGCAGGCCAAATGAATGAACAACAAATTGAACGAATCCCCACGGAGGTTTTGACCGTTGGAGGCGTTCCGCAGCGCATCTACAAAATACCGATGAGGAACTACCCCGATGAGAACTTTGTTGGTGCGACCGCGCCCGAGTTGATCGACCGCGTGCTGATTGGTCCATCAATGGACAGCTACCTTATAGCGCAAGCAATCGTTGCGGAGTTGCGCGCGGCAGGTGTTGAGAACCCGGAGGATCGGGTGGTGATTACCAACATTCCGCTACGTCATTGACCGGATTTCTATTCGGAACGGCTTCAAAAAGCCGGGGCAACGGTGGGCGGGATCAACGGAACCGGATGATTTCATCGCCCCCCCACACAGTGCGACTCTGGTGGAAGGTCTGGTTGACAGTTTTTCCGACACGATCAAACCTCGCGCTCTCTACGCGGGGGACGTGCTGCTATGAACGAGGCCACATTGGCATCATGGGTGATCGCGCTTGCACTTCTCGCTTGGGCTGTATTCGCACAGATCGCTCTGGGGCGTGCGAAGCGTGCCACGCAAAAAGCCGAGCAAGAACATGCCCAGAAACTGAGCCGCTTCTCCCCGATTCTTGATGCGGATGCTGAAGCAAGCCGCCTCATAGCTGACGCGCAGCGGGAGGCTACCGCCGCCCGGACAGCGGCCAACGCCGAGTCCAGTGCCGCACAGCGCGACGCAGCCAGCATCCGGCAGGAGACCGAGAAGCTTCAAACGGCATACAAAGACAAGAAGCAGATTTACGACCGGCTATCGGCAGAGGTTGCAATCTTTGACGAACGCTTAGCGTTTGCGGAGATGGGCGTTTATGAGCCGCATTTCGACTTTGGTGATAGCGAGCAATTCAAGGCAGCGATCTTGGCCGTTCGAGAAGAACAAAAGAAGATGATAAGTGCCAAGACAGCGGTATTCTGCACAACGGACTGGCAGGTGGATGGAAGCCGCGCCAAGGGTCAGACCATGATCAACCGCAACGTAAGGCTGACCCTGCGTGCTTTTAACGGCGAAGCTGACGCTGCCATTGCTAACGCACGCTGGAACAATGCCCTTGCGATGGAAAAGCGGATCATGCGCGCCTTCGAGCAGATCAGTAAGCACAATGCCTCCAACGCGATCCACATCTCAGAGCATTATCGCCAACTCAAGATCAATGAGCTTCGACTGGCCCACGAACAGCGCGAAAGGCAGAAGATCGAAAAGGATGATCGTGCCGAGGCAATGCGCTTGGCCCGTGAGGAGCAACGTCTCATCAAAGACCTTGAGGAAGCACAAGCGCAGGAAGAGCATTATCAGAGGCTTCTCGCCAAGGCTAAAGCCGAGGCGGACTCTATCGTCGGGCCCAAGCTTTACGCTTTCAACGAGCAGATTAAGATTCTTGAGAAGGATCTGGCAGAAGCTCATGCAAAGGCTGAGAGAGCTAAAGCAATGGCAGAGCAGACACGCTCCGGCTATGTCTACATAATCTCTAACGTTGGCTCATTCGGAGAAGGCGTCGTTAAGATCGGTCTGACGAGGCGGCTTGATCCGATGGACCGTGTGAGGGAACTCGGCGACGCGAGTGTGCCGTTCACGTTCGATATCCATGCAATAATCTATAGCGACGACGCGCCCGCTTTGGAGCGGGCGCTCCATGTCGAGTTCGACTCAGTGCGCATCAATGCACAGAACTATCGCAAAGAGTTTTTTCGTGCTCCGCTTGAGGAAGTCGAAGCAGCTATCAAGCGATTGGCTCCGTCTGCTCCGTTCTTTAGAGACGTTGAAGCTCAGGAATACCGAGAGACGTTATCAAGAAGAAAGCAAGCGCTTGAGATCTCGCAGGCCGCTGAACGCGAGACTTTCCCTGACATGGTGTGATCCAGTGAGTCCCTTAGAACGCGATCGCCAGTCGCGGCGGGTGTTTGGCCATCCGCCGCTTCTGGCATCGTATACGGCTATCGTGTCATTGCCCGCTCGATCTGGGTGCGAAGTTCGGAAACTGTTTCGGCATCCCGCGATGTATATGCCTGCGCCTCTGAGGATGTGGTCATGAGATAAAGCTGATACTCGAGGATCTTGCTCCTCACCCAGCACCAGTAGGCAATGCCACCGAAGATTGCGGCGAAAAGAAAGGTGCTAAGCACCTCATCCGATTTTCCATCGGTAATCTTGCCGATTGCCGCCATGAGGCACAGGATCGCGATGATCGCACAGATTATGGCCGAACCGATCCCGTGCGGCTGACGCTCCCTCACCTCAACCGTATTGATCTTGTTGATCGCATAGCTCTTCGCGCCGAAGCGAGCGAAGTCGTTGTCCACGCTCACCGAGCCGTTATCGAAGCTGATCGCCACATCGTCCCCCATGACCGAGTAGGCGTTCGCCTTCTCGTCCCGAGAGGCTTCTTAGTCAGTTCCGCTGGATGCCGCCAGCCGCGAGCCACGCCGCCATGGTGGGATCAAAGGCAATGTCCTCAAGTTCATAGCCCTTCGCGGTAAACGCCCGCTCATCTCCAGCCTTTGCGTCGTTGCACCCCTTGCAGGCAGGCGTGAGGTTCAACGGATCGTTGCTGCCTCCGAGGCTCAGCGCAACGATGTGGTCGATCACCGTGGCAGGCGTGATGAGACCTTCGGCCCGACAGTAGCGGCAGAGCGGCTCCTGACCGAGCAGCAAGGCGCACAGCGCACGATAGGTGCGGCTGTGATCCCGAAGGGTCGTTGACCCGCCTCGACGTTGTGCGGGGGCTGTGCGGCCGAACGTGGCGGGCTTGTTGGGCATCCGGTATTTACATGCATCAATACTCTCCAGTGGTTGAGACGCTGATCCTTTGAGATTACCTCTAATGGAGGCATACTGATCTACATCATGGTGGTGAATATGGAACATGTGTGGATGTTCTATGTTTTGCGTGATCAATAACAATAATGGCAGGAGGGGATTCTACATGCGCTTACATACACGCATTATTGTAGCTGTTGCGCTTGGGGGCACGATGTCGCCTGCGCTGTTTGCCCAGCAGATCGCCAATGACACCAGCATCGCGACTGAGACACAGGAACGCACGTCCGAGGGACAGGATCAGCGGATACCGTGGGATTACCTCGGGCTGCTGGGGCTGGCCGGTCTATTCGGACTGCGCAAGCGCGGCGGTGGGGCCCGCATAGCTTGATCATGTTGCCCAAGAACGCGTCAAAGGAAAACCGCATGAAAACCAAGCTTCCACTGATCATCGCAGCATCTGCCTTCCTCGCCGTCACTCCCACTATGGTGAGCGCGCAGGCTACCGGCGATGGCACCGCATCCACCGCACGGGACGACGAGAACCACATTCCTTGGGGTCTTTTCGGGCTTCTTGGACTGGCGGGCCTGATCCCGCGTAAGCGTGAGGTTTATGGGGACAAGCGAACCACCCGCTAAGTCGGCTCACTGACCTAAAGACGCCCTGACGGAAACGTTGGGGCGTCTTTCAATGACGACCGGTCCCACGTTCACTGCCGACTTGGCTGGAAGCTCAGGCATCAGAACTCAGGCGATTGTTCGCGATGTTCACGTAGCCGAGATCGCACTCCATGCCGATGTAGCGCCGACCGGAGTTCTTCGCTGCGGCGGCGGTTGCTCCCGTGCCTATGAATGGGTCGAGGACGATCTCCCCCTCCTCGCTCGAAGCCGCGATCAACTGCGCCAGTAGGGGCACCGGCTTCTCCGTGGGATGGGTGAGCGACACGCCTGCCACCTTCGGACATTCCAGCACGTCCGGGAGGCGTTTGCCCCGGAGGTGCCTCCGCCCCTTATGAGCGAAGATGATCAATTCGTGTTTGGGGGCGAATGCTCCCTTGAGATCGCCCGCACCATGGTTGTTTTTCACCCAGACGATGATGTTCTTGATCGTGAGGTGACCCTCAATCGCCTGCTTGAAAACATCGACGTTGTGCCATGAGCAGAAGAAGTAGGCGTGCCTATCATCCCTCAGAATGCGGACCATCTCGGGCAACGCTTGCAGGAACACCTCGCACGATTGATCCCCGGCGATCTTCTGGAACGGCACCGCGCGGTGCGACGACTGGTAGGCCATGCCGTATGGCGGATCGGTCAGGATAAGATCCACCGATGATGATGGGATCTGCGGAAGCAAGTTCAGGCAATCGCCCGCTGTGATGGTGTCGAGGGGTAGCACCCCATATTTAGCTTCTCGGCCACCGCCCTACCGGCTGCACCCGGGTTTGCTGGACGAGGACTTACCAGATCAGAGGCGCTGTCGCCGCTCCCGCACGAACCGCAGGCAAATTATCACTCCGTCCGCAGTCCATTCATAAAGCCGGTAAGCGGCCAATGCTGCCACGACCACATGAGGGATTAGGTGAACTGCCACGGCACTCGCCGCGATGATTGTGAGCCAGATGATGCTGGCCGTGGTGATGGCTATGTTGGACTTCATGTCTCTCCTATGCGTCGGTTCGCAAAATATTTACCTCGCTGCTTGCAGATCGACTGGATAGCCCGCGAAAATGCCGTGTTCTCACTGAACTGTTGGGATAGCCCTGCCCGACCTTCGATGTTAGAGGCAGGAAAAGCTCAAGCCTCAAGGTTGCCCCGCATGTCCCAACCAGTCGATCTCGTTGAACTCACCGCCGACATTGTTGCCGCGCAGGTGGCGGGAAACAAAGTGTCGGCCAGCGAGCTGCCCGACTTGATCAAATCGGTTCACGAGGCGCTTGCTGGATTGGGGAAGGCTCCTGAGCCCGTCGAGCCGGAAAAGCCCAAGGGTGCCGTATCGGTTCGTGCCAGCATCAAGCCCGATGGGCTCATTTCGATGATTGACGGCAAGAAGTATCAGACGCTCCGCCGTCACATCAACCGTCACGGCTACACGCCGGAGAGCTATCGCGAGACGTTCGGCCTTCCGCACGATTACCCGATGACCAGCGCGAGCTACAGCGCGGCCCGCAGTGAGATGGCGAAGTCGCTGGGGCTCGGGCGGAAAGCTGTCGCCGCCACTGTCGTCGGTGCGGCGGTTGCTGCTGCTGCCGTGGTCGCCGCCGCACCCGCCAAGCCTGCCCGGAAACCACGCGTTTCGAAGGCTGGGTCACCCGAGACCGGTGCCGCTATGGCGCTCGTGGAAACGGCGCGGAAGAAGACAGCCGTGGAGACCGTCGCACCTGTCGAGGCTCAGGACGCGGCACCGGCTCCGAAGCGGCGTGGCAGACCGCTTAAGCTGAAGCTTGGGAACGCGGCCGAGGCAAAGCCCGTGTGCGACGAGTTCTACGATCGGGCAAAAGTCTGATTGGCACCGTAGAGCACTTGCCTTATTCTTGCGGTAACCATCACGTTTTGCCGCAATTACAAAACTAAATACTGCGGAGCGATCGTGGCTTTGCTATGTTGACTCTTGTCCTGATGGTGTGGCGCAGCCTGTTGCGCACGAAGCCCGCAAAATGGAGCGGGTGGAACGGGTGGAAGTTCATAGAGGCTTCCAACATGGGACTCCCGGCCGTTGTGTAGGTTGCCGCGCCAAGCAGAAGCGTTAGGAGCCGAGTGTCCGGTCAAGGATGCTGAAAGTAAGGTGGCTCTGTCATAGCGACATCCGCCTGTTCGATCGAGCATGAGTGAACGTGCGGCTTGGTCGAGCGCTACTCAATCGAGTTAACCAGTTGTGGATATCGCGGCCGGATGTTGCCCCGTGGGGGCATTCCCAGAACACTGCGAGTTTCCAGACAGACGCGACGGGGGGAGGACCAAAGGCGACCGCCTCCCCTGTATCCGGCGCGCGCAAACAGTTTCGATCACCCGCAGGATGATGAATCTATCTGTCCCCTCCCTCTACCAAGCATCGATCCCGTGAGGATTGTCGGACTGATCACCAGATCACCGTTTATGTAAGCCTTGGTAGAGGGAGGGGACAGAAGTGTCTCTTCTCCCCGAGGATGATACACACCTGTTCTCCTGATGTGCTTCGCTCCTATCCTCAATGCAAAGGCTACTCACTGGTTCGTGAATGCGCGCCAAGCGCATGAGCGGACCAGTAGATGTAGCAGGACGAGTGCGAAGCGCTCGGCCTCTTGATCCATGCTGCGACGCTATGGCGTTTATGCGTCCAATCAGCGGGGGAGCAGCACGCATTATCAACTGGTATTGATCTCCCGCTGATGAGGTCTTGAAATCGGCACAGCCTTTTAGGTCGAGAGATAAATACTCCTGAAGCCAAATTCAGGAGACACATGGATAAGCAGAAAGCGAAAGCGCTCAACTACCTATACAACAACTCTGTCCCAAGCAGCACCGGATGTCGCGAATGGACTGGCCCGGTGACCAAGGACGGCTATGGGCAGATTGGTCCCGATTGGATCGTCATTCAGTTCGGCATCAAGGGCGCGCACCGCTTGATGGTGCATCTGGTTCATGGGCACGAGTTCACTTCCCGGCATGAGACCGTGATGCATCGCTGCCATAATCGGGCCTGCGTGAACCCCGAGCACCTCGATGTGGGTGATCAGTCCCTCAACATGCAGGAAGCGGCACGCCGTGGATCAATGGCGAAGAAGCTCACGGTGGGGGATGTGATCCTCATCCGGTCGTTGGGAGGTTCGGCATCGAACTCGGAGATCGCCGCCCGCTTCGGCGTCCACTGTCGAACCATAGACAAGGTGCTTCAGCGCATCATCTGGAAGCATGTCCCCTCGTGAGGAAGCCAGTCGCAAGCTCTGCCCCTGCCCTCACTTCGCCAGCCGCTCCATGTCGGGAACCGCTTCATCGAACTCCGCCATGGTGAGGTAGCAATCGCGGGCGATCATCGGGAGATATTCGCGATCGTCACGCTGCCGCTTCGACTCGTCGATTGCCATCTGCCGCGCTTCGCGTGTGAGTTGGTCCTCCGGCAACGCGAAACGATTTTCCAACCGTCGCGCCAGCACGATGCCTTCCTTGATCCGCTCCAAGCATTCGATTTCGAGGGGGGCAGCGTCAGCGGGTGGAACCGTGAAGTCGGCAGATAGGGCGAGGGCCGACATCTTAGTGCGGCATTCAAGCACTGCATCCTTTGCGATCATACGATCGACGCTGAACAGGGTCAGACCGAGGTTCGGACCACGAAAGCGATTGCCCGTGCTGGTCTTGTGGTGCCGATCGTTCAGCCAGTCCGCAAGCGCCATTGGGCCGATCGACGCGCCCAGTTCGTTGCGGGCCTGCTCCACCACTGGCAGCAGGCTTTCGGCCCAAGCGATCGTTCGCTGACGACTGCTCCGCAAGGCACCCACTCGCCCCTTGAGATTACCGAGCGCGTTCTTGCGGCCATTCTCACCATGCTCGGCATGCCAGCGCTGAAATAGCTCACGCATACGGCGGAGCACGTCGTCCCGGTCAGTCATTCCGGTCGAGTGCCAAGACACGTTCTTGAGGTCAACAGGACCGGATTAGTGCTGCGATGAGGCGCAGTTCGGTCGCTGACATAACCGGCCCATCGAAACGAAAGGGCTGAAGACATGAACATCCCCGACCTCAACCACCTCCTCGCCAAGGCCGATGCACTCGCCGCCGAAGCTGAAGCTCGCCGCGCGAAGGCGGATGCGATCCGCAACGCCATCGCGGTTCTCGCCGAACTCACCGCCAATGATGACGACCAGACGGTTGCTGCTCCTGTGGCCGTCGATGCGGCCCCCAACATTGAGGCTGCTACCGCAGCTCCTCCTCGCAAGGGTGTTGCCGACGCTGATCTCCTCGCCACCCTCGGCCACGAGTTCAAGGCAGTGGGCTCAATCCGGGCTGCGCTCGTAGCGATGGGGATCACCGTCGTGGAAGCCACCGTCTACAATCGTATGCGCAAGCTCGCTGCCGCGCATCCCAACCTGATCGAAGCCGAGGCCAAGCCGGAACGCTGGCGCTTGAAGGCCAAGGCTCCCGCGCCCGTGATGAAAGCGTCGGCCAAGAAGGCCCCGGTGAAGATCCGCAAGGTTCCCGCCGCCGCTGCCCCGGCCACCACTCCCAAGGCTGCAAACGATGCCGTGCTTGTTCTGCCCACCAGCGCAGCCGCGCCCACCCTCCACCACGGTGACGGTCTCGCGATGATGCATGGCCTGCCCGACGCCAGCGTTGATCTTGTGCTGGCCGACCTTCCGTATGGAATGACCGGTCTCAAGATCGACCCGACCATCGATCTCGACGCTTGGATGACGGAGATGACGCGGATCGTCACTTCGCGCGGTGCGATCGTCTGCTTCGGCGCGCATCCGTTCACCAACAAGCTCATCAACGCGGCTCCTGATTTGCTGAAGCAGGAACTTATCTGGGAGAAACCGAAGGCGACTGGCTTTCAGCAGTCGGCAAACTGGCATCTCAAGGCGCACGAGAACATCCTGATCTTCTCGAAGGGAACCGTCATCGGAAGCCGCTCGAAACGAGCGATGACCTTCAATCCGCAGGGAGCAACCAAGGTCGAGAAGATCACCGCCAAACGTGATCGCACGGTCAACTATCTCGCCAACACGCACAGCCGGAGGCCCGAGGGAACGCCTTACATCGGGCTGAAAGACTGCCCCCGCTCGGTGTTGCGGTTCGGCAAGGACTCCGATGCTGAAGGGCTGCACCCCTTCGCCAAGCCGGTCGCTTTGCTCGAATACCTCATCCGCAGCTACAGCAACGAGAACGCGCTCGTGCTCGATCCCACGATGGGAAGCGGTTCTACCATCATCGCGGCAGTGAACACCGGACGGCGCGCTGTCGGGGCCGAGAATGGAACCGACAGGAAGGGACGCTGCATCTTCTCGATCGCCGAAGCCCGTGTCGAGGCCGCGCTGGCCAAGCACGCGGCTTAACCGGGACGACCATCCTCATTCAGCGGCCAAGACCTCCCGCCTGCGACACGTTGTTTCAAATAATGCAGGCGGCGGGTCTCCCGAGGTAGAAATGAGTAATGAAGCGATGCCAACCCTTCAGCGAGGAGAACAGTCCTGACGATCCGATAGTTCGGATGGCGATCGCACTTGCGCTCCAACACGCTTTGGAGGATCACGAGAAGACCGAACTACTGAAAGACCCAGAGACATGATTCTGCGTGTCGCCGTCTACTGCCGATACTCCACCGAGTTGCAGGACGAGACATCAATCGAGGATCAGGCCGCGCACTGCCGCGATTTCATCAAGCGACACGGCTGGAATGCCACGGTCACCGTCTACTCCGATGCGGCGATCTCCGGCGCGAGCCGATTAAACCGTCCCGGCTTCCTCCGCATGATTGATGACATGGCGGCAGGCAAGATCGACCGCATCGTGATCGAGAACATCTCCCGCCTCGCCCGCGACGTGGAGGATTCCGCCTTCACGATGAAGCGGGCCAAGTTTCACCGCGTCAAAATCTTCTGCGCGAATGAAGGCGGTGTCGAGCTAACGAGCCTATCCGCCACGTTCAGCGCTATGGCGGGGCAAATGGCCCGTGAGCAGGGCGCAGACATGATCCGCCGCTCCATGACCGGCCTTGTGCGGGCCGGTAAGTCGGCTGGTGGTCGATCCTACGGCTACCGTTCACTTCCCCGGCTGGACGCTGATCGAGGCCGTGGCGGCGATCTTCGGATCGAAGAAGCCGAAGCCGAGATCGTCCTCGAAATCTTCACGCGATATGCTGCTGGCGAGAGCCCGCTGGCAATCGTCACTGACCTGAACCGGCGCGGCGTCCCCTCCCCTCGATCGTCAGAAAAGACACTGGGCGTTTGGCGCGCGTCAACCCTGAACGGCAACAAGGATCGATCCACCGGCATCCTCCACAACCCGCTCTACGCTGGAAAGCGCGTCTGGAACCGGGTGGCGATGGAGAAGAACCCGGACACCGCCCTTCGTGTCTCCCGGAGCAACCAGTCGGAAGATTGGATCGAGAGCGAGGTGGAGGAACTCCGCATCGTCCCGCAGGAGCTTTGGAGGCCGTTCAGGCGCGATCTGTCGAACGAGCCTTCAAGCAGGAGCGTCGGGACGCCCAAGCGCCCAAGCGGGTGTTCTCCGGGCTTCTGCGGTGTGGTCACTGCGGGTCCAGTCTCACCAGCAACGGCAAGGACAAGAGCGGGCGCGTGCGGCTACAATGCTCCGGCAAAGCGGAAGCAGGCATCTGCCCCTCCCCGGTCAACACCTATGCGCAGACGATCGAGGAAGCCGTTCTCGGTGGCCTTCGCCGCGAGTTTGCTCATCCGCGTGTGCTGCGCGCCTATGTGGACACCTACGTGGCCGAGCGCCGCCGTCTCGCGTCGGAAGCTGTTAGCCAGCACGCCGCCCTCACCAAGCGGCTCGCCAAGATAGAACGCGACCTCGCGATGATGTTCAAAGCCTACATGGCGGAGGCGATCGACGTGGATGCCTTCGCGGCGCAGAGCGCGCCCTTGAAGGCCGAGAAGGCCGAACTGACCCGGAAGCTCCAAGCGGCGGACGAACCCGTGTCGGTGATCTCCCTTCACCCGGCAGCGCTTCAACGCTTCCATGCGGCGGTAGAGAACCTGTCGCAGTGTCTGGCGGACGGCAGCACGCCATCAGCGCAGATGATCCGGGGCGTGGTAGAGAAGATTATCGTGAGCCGATCGGACCAGCCGCGCAAGGGTGCCTTCGCCAAGCAGCAGGTGAAGATCGAGATCGTCGGGGGGCTGGATGCCCTGCTTGATCGAAAGCTGTTCGATAGTGCCACCGCCTCCGTTGGGGAGGGTGGTGGTAGCGGAGGAGGGACTTGA